TTAGGAACATTTGAGGACGGTGCAGCTATTTCAGTTGACATTGACGCAACAGGTGATGATAGTTCAGCAGTAACTTTCTCAGTACAGTCTGGTAGTTTACCTGGAGGATTAACACTAAATACTTCTACAGGTACTATTTCAGGAACAGAAAGTGGTACTGATACAAATACAACATATAACTTTACCATACGAGCAACCGATAGTGAATCACAAACTGCCGACAGAGCATTTAGTATTACAATCGAAGTTGGTATAACCGAGGGTGGAGGATTTAATTAATGGCTAGCACATCTTTATCAAGAACACCAGCAAGTGCTGGAAATACACAAACTTTTACTTGGAGTGGTTGGGTTAAAAGAAGCTCGTTTGGTTCGTCAACTATTTTTGGCTGCGGACCTGGAACTTCTGATAGAAGTTATATTGTTTTTTCTAATGATAATATTGGTTTTTATATTGGAACATCTGGACCCACTTATAGAGGAGTGATTACATCAGCAGTTTTTAGAGATGTTTCAGCTTGGTATCATATAGTTGTTGCAGTAGATACTACACAAGCAACAGATACTAATAGAGCTAAAATTTATGTAAATGGTCAATTACAATCTGTTGGATCTTATGCAGGTGGCTACAATACACTAAATCAAAATTCAAATATAAATACCACTATTGAACACGCTATTGGTGAACAAGTACACACTTCATCTAATTACTTTGATGGAGAAATGGCTCATATACACTTTATAGACGGTACAGCTTATGATGCTTCTGACTTTGGCCAAACAGATTCAACAACTGGAATATGGAAACCTATAACTGTACCATCAGTTACTTATGGTACCAACGGTTTCTTTTTAAAATTTGCGAATAGTGGTTCTATGGGAACAGATAGTTCAGGTAATGGAAATAACTTTACTGTGAGTGGAAACTTAACACAAACGCAGGATACTCCGTCAAATGTTTTTGCTACATTAAATCCAATTAGAGCCGCAGGTGATACTAGAACATTTGCAAATGGTAATACAAAAGTTACTGCTAAAACAACTGATGGTCTTTTTCATTGTTCCTATTCAACACTTGGTGTAACTCAAGGAAAATGGTACGCAGAATTTAAACTTGCTGTTGGTGGTTATCCTATTAACAGTGCCATAATCTCTGGTGGTTCTGTTGAGGTATCTCAAGACGATGCTAACAATAATGGTAATGCAGTAGGCCAAACTTCATATAATGGAGTTGGTTCTTTTGTTGTAGATAATGTTAGTGCAAGTGGAAAAACTACATATACCTCTGGTGATATTATTGGTGTGGCGATGAATGTTGATGATGGAGAACTAACTTTTTATAAAAATGGAACAATAGTTGACACAACACAAAATTTAACCACAACAGCAGGTAATGGAATTTGCTATTTTATAGCGATAACAAGATATATTGATACACAAGCAAGTTGGGAAGCAAATTTCGGCAATGGTTATTTCGGAACAACTGCTGTATCATCAGCAAATTCTGATGATGCTGGATACGGTTTATTTGAATACGCTCCACCAACAGGTTATTATGCTTTATGTACAAAAAATATTAACACATATGGATAGGTAATAGATATGGCATATACAACTATAAACAAACCCACAGATTATTTTAATACTGTTCTTTATACAGGTAATGGTACTGATGGTAGAACAATTACAGGAGTAGGTTTCCAACCTGATTGGGTATGGATAAAGGATAGAAGTGTAGCTAGAAGTCATGTGGTTCAAGATAGTGTTCGTGGTTTTAATGATGGAAATAAAGTTTTGAGAACAAATGGCACTGATTCTGAAAGCGGTACGGATAATGATGTATTTGGGTATGTTGGAAACACTAATTCAGATGGTTATACATTAGAAGATGGAACTACTGATGGCAGATATGTAAATAATAATACTGAAACTTACGCATCATGGAACTGGTTAGCTGGTGGAACAGGTGTATCAAACACAGATGGAAGTATTACATCAACAGTTTCAGCCAACACTACAAGCGGATTTAGTATTGTGTCTTATACAGGTACAGGCTCAAATGCTACAGTAGGTCATGGATTAGGAGTTGCTCCTAAAATTGTTATTATTAAAGATAGAGATGCTGCTACTGATTGGGCTATCTATCATGGCTCATTAGGTGCTACAAAATTTATTGAATTAAACACAACAGTTGCATCACAAACTAATAATACTGCTTGGAATGATACAGAGCCTACTTCTTCAGTTTTTAGTATAGGAACAGGTGGAATAGTAAATACTTCTTCAAGAAAATACATAGCCTACTGCTTCGCAGAAATCAAAGGCTATTCAAAATTTGGATCCTACACCGGGAACGGAGATGCTGACGGATCGTTTATTTACACTGGTTTTAAACCAGCTTTTGTTATGATTAAAAGAACAAGCGGTGTTAATAGTTGGAATATGATTGATAATAAAAGAGAAGGATATAATCCTCAAAATGATTTATTATTTCCTGATAGCAATAATGATGAATCAGATGTAACAGACAACGATATTTTAAGTAATGGTTTCAAATTAAGAACAACTGGTTCAGGTAGGAATGCTTCAGGGGAAACATACATCTTCATGGCCTTCGCTGAGAATCCTCTAGTAGGCACAAACAATATTCCGGCCACGGCCAGATAGGAGATAAAATGAAAATACTTGAAAACTTAAAGAATTTCTTTTTTCCAAAACCTGAAAAGACAATAACAAAGATTGATATAAAAGGTTTAGAAAAAAAGACAAAAGTCGAGTTAGAAAAACTTGGCAGAACAATCGGTGTTGAATTAGACAGACGATTAACAAAGGCAAAATTGATTTCTGAAATTAAGAAACAAAACAAAAAACTATAATTATTGAGGATTATTATGAGTGAACAACCAAAAAATGTAATTACGATTGACGGCAAAGATTATGACTTAGATGTTTTACCGTTAGTGTTAAGAAACACGATAGCGGCTAGACAAGAACTACAAACATCTAAAGTGCGACATGAAATTGAATTAGAAAAGATTGATGTACTAACAAATTACTACAATGAAAAAATTGCAGAAGGTATAAAACAATTCAATGGCAGCAGTAGCAAATCTTAGAATAGACCAAGGCGCTAATTTTAGTTCAGATGTAACTGTAACTAACTCAGACGGTAATGCCGTTGATTTAGCGGGATACACAGCATCAGCAACCATGGCGGATGCCTATGGGTCTTCTTCATCTACAACAATTACCACAGCTATTGCAGATGACACTTCAACCGGTGTTATTACATTATCCCTTACGGCTGCTCAAACGACAGCCTTAGATGCCCCAGCTCGTTATGTATATGATGTTTATATCACTTTAACATCAAACGGTACAGTCACAAGGGTGATTGAAGGCATTATTACAGTAAATCCTAAAGTATAATTAATTCATTCCTCAATATAGTTTTGTTATAAATATTACAAAAGAGAGAGGAACCATCAATGGTTAAAGCAGTTATTAATCAAACTGGTGGAGTGAGAGCGAATATCAACTCCACGACATCAGCAGGACCTCAACAGGTTTCTGTTCAAGTTCCTAGCACCAATATTTCAGTAACAAGTGCTAGTGCTTTGAAAAATTTATCAGATGTTAACGCTTCTACATTGGAAGATGGCGCCTTGTTACAGTATGACGCAAGCAGTGAAAAATTTGTAACAAAAACAACCATTGATACCAATACAGGTACACTTATATTCAATGGTGGAAACTTTTAGGAGCTAAAAAGAAATGTCAACAGTAATTCAGATAAAAAGAAGTGCTAATACAACTGCTCCGTCGGATTTATACCTTGGTGAATTAGCTTATACTTATGGAACAGGTACGCAAGGCAATAACGGTGATAGACTGTTTATTGGTGAAGGCGGTGTCGGCGGTGATGGTTATGCAAACAATGTCACAGTAATAGGTGGCCAATATTTCGTAGATAAATTAGACCATGTAGATGGTACTTTAACAGCAAGTTCAGCTTTAACAGTTGATAGTAACCTAGCAATTGATACACTCAATATAGGTAACTCAACAACTGTAGGCGGTTCATTAAAATTAAATGAAGGAACAAATAACGGTTCAAATTATATTGCGTTAAAAGCTCCTAATGCAGTAACAAGCACAACAACATTTGTTCTTCCAGACGGCGATGGTTCAAATGGACAATTTTTACAAACAGACGGTTCAGGAAACTTATCTTTTGGAACAGTAACACAAACTCTCTCTATAGCTGCTGATACTGGTTCAAATGATTCTGTATCGACTGGTGAAACAATTACATTCTCAGGTGACACAGGCATTACAACAAGTGTTACAGATAATGAAATTTCAATTGACTTAGATGACACAGCAGTAACTCCAGGTTCTTACGGTTCTGCTACATCTATACCAACCTTTACAGTAGACCAACAAGGTAGATTAACAGCAGCTGGTTCTGCTTCAATCTCAACAACATTAACAATCGTTGATGAAAGTTCAACAGCGGCTACAATTAGTTTAGCGACAGACACACTTAAAATTACAGGTGGTTCTGGTATTACTACAGCGGCTTCTGGTGACACAATCTCAATCAACTTAGATGCAAATGTTGTAACTGAAGATTCAACAGATACACTAACAAATAAAACAATTGATAGTGCAAACAACACATTAACATTAGATTTATCGGAAGGTACTTTAACTGGTACAACTGCTGAATTTAATACAGCATTAAGTGATGGTTCATTTGCTACTTTAGCAGGAACAGAAACACTTACAAACAAAACTATTGACACAGCAAATAATACGATTACAGTTTCAGAAGCTGATATTTCTGATTTACAATCTTACATACTTGCTGATAGTACAGATACATTAACGAATAAAACAATCAATAGTGCATCAAACACTATTACAATTACTGAGTCAAACATTTCTGACTTAGGTGCTTACATTACAGCATCAAGTACAGATACTTTGACAAATAAAACTATTAATGCTTCACAATTAGTAGATGGTTCTGTATCAAATGCTAAATTAACAAATTCGTCTGTTACAATTGGTTCTGATAGTGTATCATTAGGTGCAACTCAAACTGATTTAAATGGTATCACTTCTTTAGATGTAGATAACATTACAGTAGATGGTAACACAATCACATCAACTGATTCAAATGGCGATTTAGTATTAGATGCTAATGGTACAGGTAGTATTGATGTTAATTCAAATAAAATTATCAATGTTGCAACACCAACAGCTGATACAGATGCAGCCAACAAATCATATGTTGACGGTGTTGTAAACGGTTTAGATGTTAAAGAATCAGTATCAGTTGCTACAACAGCAAACTTATCAGCGACATATGATAATGGTGCAGGTACTTTAACTGCTGGTTCAAATGGCGCTTTATCAATTGACGGTGTTACACCAAGTCAAGGTGATAGAGTTCTTGTTAAAGACCAAACAACACAAACACAAAACGGTATTTACACGGTTACTACAGTAGGTGACGGTTCGACAGCTTTCGTATTAACAAGAGCTCCAGATGCTGACACAGCTGCTGAATTAACTGGTGGTACTTTCTTCTTTGTTGAAGCAGGTTCAAATAACGCAGATAACGGATATGTTGCTACACATAATGGTGTTCCAACATTTGGTACAACTAACATTACATTCTCACAATTCTCTGGTGCAGGTCAAATTAGTGCTGGTGCAGCTCTAAGTAAAACAGGTAACCAATTAGATGTAGAAGTAGATGATAGTTCAATCGAAGTATCGAGTGATGCGTTACAGGTCAAAGCATTAGGTATTACAAATGCAATGTTGGCTGGCTCAATTGCAAATGCGAAGTTAACTAATTCATCAATCTCAATTGGTGGTGTTACATTTAACTTAGGCGATACAGATGCAACTCCAGCTTTAGACTTATCGGATGCAACAAACTATCCAACAAGTTCACTTTCTGGTACAATTGCAAACAACCAATTAGCAAACTCAACTGTATCTTTCTCAGATGACAGTTCAACTTCTGTTTCAGTTGGTTTAGGTTCAACTCTTGCAATTAACGGTGGTGAAGGTGTGGATGCTACAATCTCAGGCAGTACATTGACGATTGCAGGCGAATTAGCAACAACTTCAAATATTGGTGTTGCTTCATTCAATTCAGCAAACTTCTCAGTAAGTTCAGGAGATGTAACAGTAACGGCTATTGACGGCGGCACATTTTAATTAAGTCGTCAGCGATTAGAGGATATTATTAATGGCGACTCAGATAAAATTAAAACGAGGTACGACTACACCGACTACTAGCAATTTAGCTAACGGTGAAGTGGCCATTGATACTAGCGCTCAGAAATTTTATATTAATGATAGTGGCACCATTAAAGAAATTGGTGGTGGTTCATCAGGTATTGAAGCAGCTGCATTAGGCGGTGATGTTCGTTCTTACACAGGTAATGGTACATTAACTGACTATACTGTAT